CTCTGCAAGAAATTATCCAGGTGGCGTGAATAGTTCCACTCGTGGATTATTTGCAGGAGGAAAAGATCCAAGTAATAACTTAATGAATGTAATAGACTATGTAACAATAGCAACATTAGGTGATGCTACCGACTTTGGAGATTTAACAGCAGCCCGTCAAGAACCTGGTAATGCATCAAGTCCTACTCGAGGACTTTTATGTGGAGGTCAGAATTCAGGAAGTAGCCCTTATTACAGTAATATTATAGATTTTGTAGAAATAGCTACAACAGGTAACGCAGTCGACTTTGGTGATGCTACTCGTTCAGGAACTCAAATGAGTGGATGTAGTTCATCGACACGAGGAGTTTTTATGGGTGGACAACAAGCCCCCGCATCCCCAGCTTATTTTGATACCGTAGATTTTGTTGTAATAGCTACAACAGGTGATGCCTCTGACTTTGGAGATTTAAGTGCAGCTAAAACCTCAAGTGCTGCTGCTAGTAATAGTGTTAGAGGAATTATTGCAGGAGGCGAAGTTGTTGGAGATAGCAATCCTATAAACATTATAGAAGAATTTACGATTGCTGTTGGAGGTACAGTAACTGACTTTGGTGATTTAGCCACGGCTAGAAAAAACCTCGGGGCAGGTTCTAATCAGAATGGTGGCTTAAATGATGGTTACCAAGGAGCAAGAACTTAATGGCTATTTGGGATATAAAACAACGTTACAATATTGTCATGAATAATGAGATTCGTGGAGATAGATGTATTTTTGCTGGAGGCAATCCAGGACCCTCTGATATTATGGATTATGTACAGCTTAGTTCATTGGGTGATGCTGTAGACTTTGGAGATTTAACTTTAGCTAGACATTGTGGCATGCTCGGAAATTCAACACGAGGTCTTTCCATGGGAGGAGGCACTCCTACCAGTAATGTTATTGATTATATAACTATTAATTCTTTAGGTAATGCTGCAGATTTTGGAGATTTAACTTTAGCTCGTTTTTCAACAGGCGGTGTGGGTACTGAAACAAGACAAATTTGTGCTGGAGGAGGAACACCTACTCGGCAAAATGTTATAGACTATGTAACAATGGCCTCAACAGGTGATGCAACGGATTTTGGAGATTTAACAACAGCAAAATCAGATACAACGCTAGGTATTCAATCTCCAACAAGAGGACTATTTGCAGGTGGTGCTGCACCTTCTTACCAAAATGTTATTGAATATATTACTATTGCTGCTACTGGAAATGGTACAGATTTTGGTGATCTGAGTACAACTAGGGGATCTGTAGGAGGATGTGCAAGTACAACAAGAGGAGTCATGATGGCAGGACTCACACCAGGTACAGACTTCAAGGTAATTGAAGCTGTAGACATAGCAACATTAGGTAATAGTTCAGATTATGGAGACTTAACTACGGAATATTATAATGGAGGTTGCGGAACCAATACCATTAGAGCAGTACACGGTGGAGGCTATCTAGGCGGAGGACCAACAACAGATGCTATAGAAACTACAATAATGGCTTCTTTAGGTGATGCTGTCGACTTTGGAGATTTAACAGCAGCAAGAGGTTCTGCATGGAGTGCAAACACAGGAGGACATGGTGGTCTTGGAGATGTACTTCCTCAACGTCCATCGGTTAACTATATGCCTGGAAGTGGAAGAGGATTATTTGCAGGTGGTATTCCAGCAACTGATACTATTGATTTTATAAATATACCTACGTTAGGTAATGCTGTTGATTTTGGAAATTTAAGATTTAATCGTTATTATCATTCTGCTTTTGCAAGTTCTACACGATTCTTTTCAATGGCAGGTGTTGATGGCACAGGTTCTACAGCCAATACAGATGATGTTGAATATATTAATTTTACTTCGCAAGGTAATTGTTCATTTTTTTCTGATGCAACAGTAACAAATAGACAAATGGTTGGACTTTCAAATGCAACTCGTGGAATTTCAGCGGGGGCATCTTCGCCTTATATTGATGTTATTGAATACATAACTATGGCTAGCACTGGAACAGATGGTGCTGATTTTGGAAATTTATCCGCAGCTCGTAGTTATATGGGAGGCCTTGCATCTGCAACTAGAGGAGTATTTACTGGAGGTTTTGATAATAGTAATGCACTTAATATTCTAGAATATATTACTATTGCTTCAACAGGTAATACTACTGATTTCGGAGATCTAGCCGTTGCAGCCAAACATCATAACTCATGTGCTTCGCTTACAAGAGGTTTAAAAGGTGGGGGTCATGACCCAGCAGGAAACATTATTGAATTTATTACAATCGCATCCGCAGGAGATGCAACTGACTTTGGAGATTTAACAGCCGCAAGGTATGAGGCAGGCTCTACATCAAATAGTATAAGAGCAGTATGGGCAGGCGGAAGTACAGGTAGTAATAGTAACATAATAGATTATGTTGCTATAGCAAGTACAGGAGACGCTGCTGATTTTGGTGATTTACTTGTAGCTGGTTATAATCACGAAGGATCCTCTGATTCCCATGGTGGACTTCAAAGTTAAAATATAGTATAAATTACATATGAAAGAGAAAGACGAACTATTACAAATTTTTCCAAGCCCTGTACTTATTACTAAATATGAACATTCCATTGAAGAGGAATTTAAATTCATTAAAAATTTAAGATACATCGAACAAAAAGAAAATTTAAATTTTAAATCAGACGATACCTATTTATTAAAGCATAAAGAATTATCTAAAATTAAAGATTTTATTTTTAAAAGTTTAGATAAATATACAAAAAATATACTTCACACAAAACAACGATTAGTGGTCACGCAAGCGTGGACCAATCGTAATCCACCTCATAGCAAACATCACGAACATGTTCATCCTAATAGCATTTTAAGTGGCGTGTTTTATTTTAGACAATCTAAAACACTACCTCCTATACAATTTAGTAAAGCTACGCAGGATGGTATTAAACTGACTCCTGAAAAATATAATGTTTTAAACTCGGAAACTTTTTTATTACCCATGACTGATGGAGAACTTGTATTGTTTCCATCAAGTTTAAGACACTCTGTTCCTATCAATAAAAGTAATGAAGAACGCTACAGTATGTCTTTTAATACTTTTTGTATTGATGAATTAGGAAGCAAAAATAATTTAACTCATTTAAATATAAAGGAACTTTATGAACAACGTTGAGGATTATATATTTGTAACCAATGCCATACCTAAAGAGCTTTGTGAATTTTTAATTGATGAGTGTAATAAAAAACAATGGAAAAAACATACTTGGAATAATTATGAAACAGGAACCTATAATTCAGAAACGACTAAAGAACTTGATATTATGCCTTGCACAAAAGAACAACAAGCTAAAGTAACACCTTACTTATTTAAAGCTTTAGAAGACTATCAAGATAAATATTCTACATCAGGAGAAAAAACAACACCTCGTTGGTTAACAAAATTTTCACCCATACGATTTAATAAGTATGTCATTGGTACTATGATGAGACAACACTATGACCATATTCACAGCCTTTTTGATGGAAAAATGAAAGGTGTACCCATCATATCGATTGTTGCTCAACTTAATGAAGACTATGAAGGTGCAGAATTCTATTGCAGAGGCAAAGAAATTAAGTTAAAAACAGGAGATATACTTTTATTTCCTTCCAATTTCATGTACCCTCATGAGGTTAAGGAGGCGAAGAAAGGCGTCAGATATTCATTTGTAAGCTGGGCCTTTTAATACTATAAAGGAAGGTATGCTACAAAAAGTAAAATTTGCACCAGGATTTAATAAACAAGTAACGGCTACAGGCGCAGAAGGCGAATGGGTAAGCGGCGACTTTGTTCGTTTTAGATATGGTACGCCGGAAAAAGTAGGTGGCTGGGCTCAGCTAGGAGACAATACACTTACAGGTAGAAACACAGCCTTACACCATTTTGTTAGTTCCGATGGTATCAAGTATGCTGCACTAGGAACAAACCGATTTTTATACGTCTATTCAGGAGGAGCTTTTTATGATATAACTCCTTTGAAAAGCACAACAACTTTAACCAGTGCCTTTACAACAACACAAAGCGATGCAACAGTTACGATCACGTTTGCGAGTGCTCA